AACGCCACTTCCATCGCCGGCAGGTCAGCCGGGTTGGCGACGAGGTAGTAGTCCTCCGCACTCGACAGGTATGAGGTCGAGACGACCTGGTAGCGACCGGCGAGCACGTTCACGTTGGGGCCAGCGCTCGAACCGCCGACGAGCAGGGCCGAGCCCATGATCTCGGCAGCCGCGATCTCAAGGTCCGCCGGCACGAGCAGGATGCGGGGATCAACCGCAACCGGGTTGCCATCGGGATCCTTGAGCTTGCGGAACTTCGTCGCCAGCTTCTTCAGGTTGGCGAGCGAGAGCGCGCCAGCCGTCGACTCCAGGTTGCCCCGGCCCGACGTGTACCACGATCCGTGGTTCGCCTGGAACTCAGTCCAGAAAGCGTCGTTCAGGGCAAGAGCGCCGCCACGACCGATCCGCTGCGGGACAGCGGTCAGAGCGCCGAGATCATCGTTGATGAGGTCGGTGCGGGTCACGCTCGTCATGATGCCGTAGGTGTCGGCCGAGATCGTCCGGCTCTCGTCGCTCGCAGCGGCGTTCTTGAGCTCGCCACCGTTGGCGACCTTCTCGAACTTCATGCCGCCGTTGAGCCGATACGAGGTCATCGTCTTGAAGTCGTTGACCGAACGCACCGAAGAGACCGAACGCCACGAGCTCTCGACGCCGTTGAAACCGGCGAGGAGGAACTTGTTGACGGTCGACGACAGGATGCCGGCGATCGAGTGGGTCGCCCACGCGGCCTGCATGATGGGACGCAGCGTCGAGGCGGTCAGGCGGCGCGGGCCGTCGTAACCGTTGGCCTCGGCCGCAGCGACCAGCACTTCGCCGAGGCTCGTCGACCGCTGCACCTTGGCAGCCGCTTCGAGGGTCTTGGCGTCGTAGAACTTCTCGATCTGCGGGAGGCCGCCCTGGAGGGCGAACGAAGCCTCGATCACGGCCGCCTGGTTCTCAGGAGCCTTGGAGACGTGAACGGCCGGAGCGGCCGGACGCTCGTCGCGGGTCGCGAGCAGCTTTTCCATCTTGGAAACTTTCTCTTCGAGGGACGCGATCACGCTGGTGTGATCGACTTCGGGCTTGGGCTCCACGGCGACCGTCGCCGTGGCTTCCACGATCGGGGTCTCGACGACCTCTTCCGTGGGCTTCTGGTTGGCGGATTCCGCCATGGGTTGCTCCTCTGCCACCTCTTCGGCGGCGATTGAGACAGCCGTGCTGCGATCCGCCCCGAGCGTCACGAATGACGTTTCGCGGAGGGTCGAAGCCCGGACGATGCGAACAGGCCCAACGTGAGCCTGCCCGTTTGCGGTGGTGGCTTGGTCTTCGCCGAACTTCAGATGCCGACCGACATCGGCTCCGACGCTGGCTTGCCACTGGTAGCCCTTCTCGGCGAGGGCGAGCACTTGGCGAGCGTTCTCGCTGTCGGCGAGGATCTCGCCTTCGACGATGAGTTGCCCGCCCTGCACGCTCGGCACGCCTTGGCCGAGGATCGACCCGAGGGCGTAGTCGTGGCCGATCACAATCGGGATCGTGCTCGGGAGCGTCATCCCCGCGAGGTCGATCACGACCGGCTCGCGCGACCAGCCCTGGCGGATCGGCGCGCCGGTGTAGGCCACGATGCGGAACTTCTTCGGCCCCGGCGCGGACTCGCCGTCAGCCGCCTGAAGAAACGTCACCTGAGTATCGAGCTTGATGCTGCTCATAGGAACTCCACGAGGTCGAATGTGTCGTCGAGGTCGTCGTATTCGTTCATGCGTCGGCCCCCTCTGGGTCGCCGTTCTCGTCGAGCGTGCCGCCGTAATTCACTTCCGGCGTGAAGTCGACGAAGAGACCGAGCTCCTTCTGGAGAGCGATCTCGGCTGCACGCTGCCGCAGTTCAACGTCCCACCGCTTGCCCTGACGGGCGTATTCAGCGGCGAGCGTCGTCGTGTGCGTCCTCAACCTTGTCTCGGCGGCGTTGGCTTCCTTCGCCGGGTCGACGTGATCCTTGCCGTCCCACACCCAGCCCCAATTCCATTCGGAGAACGGCGGCATCCCGGCAGGCAGCAGGCCCGCGAGCGAGGCTTCGTTGACCCAAGCCGAGAGCAGGCGGTCAAGCATCGTCCGCTCGATCTGGTCACGCTCTACGCGCTGCGTCATCGCATAGACCTGGTGATCCATGCGACCGCTCGCGTAGTTATAGGACGAGGAATTCAGTGCTCCGACGTTAAATGGAATTTGGAGGCAGCGGAAGATTTCGTTGAGGATCTCGGTCTTAAAATCCTTGTAGGTGCTCGTCGGTTGCTCGGCCTTCAGTTGGGAAATATCCCAGCCTTCGGGCAGCGTGGTCAGCGTCCGCTTGCTGATCTCCAGAGCCGCGAACGACTCGACCTCGTCGACCTCCGCAGCCGGTGAGTTGCTGTGGATGAACGCAGCCAGGTCGGCCGCCGTCTCCGCAGCGGCGATGACCGCCTCGGTGTAGCGACGGAGTTGGCCGAACAACTTCAGAGCCGGGGCGACCTCGGGGACGCCGCGATGCTGGCCCGGCCGCGAGGGCTTGAACCAATGCACCATCTGCGCCGCCGGCACCCGCTGAAACTCAAGCGTGTTGACGCGGAAGTTTGAGCCTGGGTGGAAGTTGAGCACTTGATAGGCGACGACGTTGCCGATCTGGTCGAACTCGACGCCGTCGACCGTGTTGCCCTCGGGCGTGATCGTCGATGCCATAAGCTCGGTCGGCGTCGCCACCATCTCGGCCTCGACGAGCCGCACGTCGAGCGTCACGCCGTTAAGCCTGGGATTCGTGACCATCAGCGCGAACGCTTCGCCGTCCACGACTAGGGCTTCCCGCATCGTCCGCAGCTTGGCGGGCAGGTCGATCGTCCAGCCCCAGTCGAAGAAAATCCGCTCGACGAGCCGGTCGGCTTCCACGTCGCCCGTGTCGAGTTGCAGCCGGGGGCCGGTCCCGATGAGGTCGTTCGCCAGCGTCAAAGAGATGCCAGCGAGGTAGGAGTTGTTTGCGCGTTCGTACCTGGCCCGGTTGCGCAGTGTGCGCCGCACGGTTGGCGACAGGGCGGCATCCGCCGAAAAAGCGTCGCTGTTGGCCCAGTGCTTGTAGTCGTCGCCCGCACTGGCAGCGTCGTAACGCGCACGGACCACCGGAACCACCGCCGGACGGGGCGTCTGCTTGCCTCGGAACAGGTCGAGAAACGCCACTCAGATGGTCCCCGGAGGGATGATGCGATTGAACCGGAGCCCGCGATGCTTGTTGGCCGACGACGCCGCAGCCTTGGCGGCGAGGTACTTGTCAGCCTCGATGATCTGATCGAGATCGTGGGCCTCGACCTCGCCCGCGTCGGTGCGGACGCGCTTCGGGCCGACTGCCGCTTCGGCGAGCTTGTTGGATACTTCGTCGCTCATAACAGCGACGGTAGACCGACACAGGGGGTAGACCGTAGGGGGTCTAGCCTCAGACCAGCGACCACTCGCCGTCGCGACGCTCGTAGAGGCTGACCTCCACGACGCCCAACCGCCGGGCAATGTCGGCCGTCACAGGCGAGAAGACCGCGAGCTCCTCCGCGCCGTCGATCACGCCAGCACCCAAGAGAAACGCCGATAGCGCCGTGGCTATGCCGCGCCCACGGTGCCGCTCGCCAGTGAACTGCTCAAGCGTCTGGTGGTTATTCCAGACGTGCGAGCACGCCCACCCGAGCAACGCCCCGTCCTCGTGCCAGAGGGCAATCGGCGTGTCAGACGAGCCATTGCCGTCGAGAATCCGCCGCACTTCGAGATTGAATTCGCTCCCCGGCTTCGTCAGCCGGTAGCAGATGGCGAGAGCGTCTTGGGGCTCCATGCCGTCAACGGTCGTGAGGATGATGCTTGGCATCCTCGCAGCATGGCAACGCTGTCAAGTTCCGAGCCTCTTGAGCGTAATGATCTTTTTCCCGCCCGGCCCGCTGGGAAGCGTCACCTTCTTACGCTGCCGCCCGCCAGCCTCCGTCGCAATCGGGTGGACGCCCGCAATCGACGCCGCGACCGCAGAGCCGACGAGGCAGTCGAGCCAGTGGTTATCTCGGCCCGCCATCTTCCACTCATCGACCACCCTGCCACGGGCCTCGGTCCTCACCGGGTATTCGCTCGTCAGGTGCTCGAATAGGAGATCGTGCTGCCCAGCGTGGAACGCGATCGCCTCGGGGTCGCCCATCTGCAACCGCAGGCGAGCCGCGACGAAGGTCTTGTAGAAGTTCGTGTCGTAGAGGCACGACCGCTGCCCCTCGCTGATTTGGCCGACTTTCCAGTTGAGCCCGATGCGGTCGCCCCGACTTTTCTTCTCGCCGATGGGCTGGCTCGACGCGCCGATGCCTTTGCCGTGGCTCGGCAGGATCGCCCCAGCAAACGCCGACCGCCGGCAGAAAGTGCGGATCGTCCCCGTGCTCTGCCCCCAGTTGGCGTCGATGAGCATTTGCGAGATCCGCATCGCCGCCCCGTCCTCACGCTTCCAGTCGCGGCCCATGAGCAACTGCGAGACGGACTCCAGACCGGCATGGAGCGACGCCTCGAAGCCCGCCCCCTTCGCCGCCTGGGCGAGTGTCCGCTTCGCGTGCTTGGCTTCAAAGAAACTCGAAGCCTGGTCAGGGAAGGTGCCGTAGGCCACGACGTGACCGCCGAACGACTGATTCCACGAAGCCACAAGCCAGAAGAGGAGTTTCTCCTGCACGTCGACAAACGCCGTGAGCGTCTGGTGGTCGAGTGGGATTTTCCCACGCTCGACGTTCGTGGCCCGCAAGGCGAGGCTCCGCTTGTCGAGCTTGTCGCTGGCGATGTCGTCCGCGATCGGCTGATTCTGGTATTCGGCCAGAAACGCCGACTCTCCCCGGTCGATCCGCAGATTCCAAGCGTGCTGGATAGCCGTAATCTCGTCGTCGTTCTTTCGCTCGGGCCACGCCACGCGAGCCCCGGCATCCATCGCCGCCTGATTCTGCCGGTAGTGGTCGTCGGCCGCCCCGGTGCCAGTGCCGTTCCGCTGGCCCTCGCGCCGCAACTCGGCGTATTGGCTCCAGAGATCCTCGGCAGTCGGCCACTCGTAGACGAGCTTCGTCCGCTCGCCCTGCCATGCCGGATGCTTCGCCCTGTCAAGCAGGCGGTCGGCTAGGTCGTCGGGGCGGATCACCGTGATCGTTGCGAGCCCCGAGATTTTCGCGCCCGGCCCGGCGAGACCGAGGATGGCACCGGAGAGGATCCGCTCGCGGGTGGCGCACTGCGACGGCGACCCGGCTGACTCGTCGGTCTGCGGATCGTCGATCAGCACCAGCGACGGGCGGACAGTCTTCCCATCGGCCCGAATGTGCTGGGCTCCTCGGATGCGGCCCGTGATGCCAGCGACACGCACGGCAGCCCCAGCGGACGGCGCGCCGGGAATCCAGGCCAGCGTGATCTGGTCGGCGGTCCATTCCAGTTGCGTGGGGTTGCCCTCGTAGGTCTGCCCCTTCGCCCGCTGGCTGATTCGCTCCAGAGCCCGAATCGGGTAGCAGGCTGCCGGGAAATCCTCCAAGAGCAGGTCGTTGGTTTCGAGATGCACCTTGATCACGTCGAGCATCTGGCACGCGATCGCCTGGTCAGCACCGACGAGCATCACAAACGGGCGATGACCGCAGAGCACCGACCACAAGCAGGCCCAGATACACAGGGTCGACTTGCCAGACCCACGCGGCATCGCGAACGCGAAGAGCTCGCCACGCAAGACAGCCGCCTCAATCTTCGAGATCGCCGTCAGGTGGTCCGCAGACCACGCCAGCGGGAACGACTCCGCGCCGTATGTCTCGCAGAATGAGCGGAAGTTTCGCTCGCAGGCCGCACGTCGCTTGGCGTCCACGACCGGCGGAATCTCGCCAATGTCACGGGCGGTCGACGTGATCGCACGCGAACGCTTGCCAGCGTCTGCCTTCTGCTTGTCGTATCGATTCCGAGCCTGGCTCTCGCGCTGCGAACGATCTGAGGTGCGTGCCATGCCTGAAAAGCCCGGTGATTCAGCCGCAGCGTGCGTAAAAGGCTTGTTTTCTAGGGCGACTGAAAAGCCGACCCGGCCGAGTGGTCAAAAACAGTGTGAAAAATGGGA